CTCTAACAGATTTACAAGAAAATGATGTGCTAATTTTCAATGTAAAGTCAGAGGTAGGAAACCATTGTGGAGTTTATATAGGTAATGAATGTTTTTATCACCACGCCGAAAAACGGCTCTCATGTAGGGAAAGTATTTATCCATTTTGGCACAAGTATTTAAAAGGAGCTTATCGGTATGATGCGTAAGGTATATTTAGAAGGAGAAATGGGAGAAAGGTTTGGAACAGGGTTTCAGGTCAATGCCCCCACGGTTAAGGATGTTATAAAGTGTGTGGAGTGTAACCACCCTTCCTTTAAGAAGTATCTTATGGATTGTCACGAAAAAGATATAGGTTTTGAAGTAGATGTAGCAAGTAATAAGTTAGACTACACAGAAGAAATGTTGATGGTTCTTAAGGAGGGGGATATTACAATTACCCCAATTCCTGCAGGGTCTAAGTCTGGAGGGGCAAAGATATTTGCTGCAATTGCCCTGATTGGTCTTGCTGTTTTTGCTGCACCCCTTCTGGGTACAGCAGCGCACACAATGGCTTGGACCAGTTCAGCAGGAACTGCAATTGGATCTACCACTATAGCAGCAACAGGCCTGTCCGCAGGTGCAATTTCAGCAGTTCAATTAGGCCTAGGCATGCTCGCTGTAAACTTAGGTATGATGGGTTTATCACAGGTGATGGCACCTGATCCTGCTACCGATGCCGACCAAGAGCAAAACTATTTATTCAATGGAAACCAGCAGAATATAGTAGAGGGAGATCCTATTCCAGTACTTTATGGGCAACTACGAGTACCGGGCCAGCCCGTTAACTTCGAAGTAGCTGGGGTTAAATCAAATGTATGGAGAGCCGTTATGATAGGTATGAGCGGACAAAGTAGAGGAACAGCATAATGCCACAACAATCGATTAATGCACTAGATAGAAGAGTTCAGTCCACAAATAATGATAGTATAAACAATACTATACAATCTTCCACCGAACAGAATATTCTAGTAACAGATATAATATCAGAAGGCCCTATAGAAGGGTTAGTAAATGGTACTCGTAGCGTTTTCCTAAATAATGACCCTATAGATGGGTCTCATGACCAAGTTTATAATAACAATGCTACTAAGGTGCAGCTCACAGCAACTGGTACAGCCGCTCAAGTATTAACAAACGGTGCGGTCTTTGACGCTGAGGCAGAGGGCACAAAGTTCCTACTGGTACAGAAGGTTGCTACAATGAAGGTTACAATCTCGAGCTACCAAGCTTACTTTCCCGCCATTACTGCGGGTGTATTCTCTGTTGGTATGCGACCGGAGCAGGCAACTTTTACGGTCGTCTCGGGAGACCCCCTGATCGCTGCATATAATATGAGCGGCAATGATGGGGGCGAAATAGTAGACGGGAAAACTTTAATACAGTTAAAGTTAGCTTCTGGAGAAGTTATTGATTCTGGATCATGGGCTGGTATTAGTGTAGCAAACCAGACAGCAGGTTGGAAAGGCGGACAAGTAAAGTACAACAGTTTTACATCCGCAGACATTGATGGTAGTACTCAACATGAGCTTATTGTGTCTAGATTTTTCAAGATAGCGGGAATTGAAGGTAATGAGATAACTCTAGCCACTGCTCCAGGCGTAACAGGCAAGTTTGGATTCACGATAACTAATGACTCGCTAGTTACCGTTGATGCCTTGGGCCAACGATCCTCTGCACAGAAATATAATAACTCAGCCGTGGCCTTTGCCACAGGTACTATAGACCAGGATGCAATGGGTACCTTAGAGGGTATAGGTACTAGCTCTGTATCTTTGAACGTAGCCAATGCTTCCTTAGAAAAGCATACAGGCTCTAATTATACTACTATAACTTCTACGGGGGCACAGGCGGCACAGATAGATGAAGTAAAAATAATAATGCAATATCCGTCTGGCTGCTACTTAACAAGTGCACACTCAGGCACCAAATACCCTGCAGGTGTCGCATATCATATAGAGTTAGCTGTGCATACAGGAGGCTCTCTAGTATATAATACTGTAGCTCCCCCTACCGGGAACGGGATGGTATCAGCAGTATTCGATAGTAATGGGGACGGAACATTTGACACTCCTTGCTGGGGGGTAGTGTATAAGAAAACGGCTAAGTTCGCAACAGAATTTGTAATTAGTTTAGAAAATCTGCAGCCTTTTAGTGGCTTTACAATACGCATAAGCCGTATTACTAAGCATGACCCCCAAGACTATACAATTGAGAATAGGTTTCCTGGAGGAGCTGAATTAAGCGCTTCTTCCACTAACAGAGCAGGAGGTATAGATAGACATTTTAAGAGTGCTAAAGGCAGCGCAGCAAGAGAGAATAACCCGGAAGCAGGCAAGCACCTTTCGGGTAACTATAGCTCTAATGTAACCCAGGCTATAGGGCTAGTAAAAGAAAGGCTGAACTTTCCTTATACAGCCTATGCTAACACTTCTTTTAGCTCCAAGACTTTCCAAAGCCAACCGACTAGAGGTTATGAATGTCGTGGCATGCTACTACAAGTCCCTTCAAACTATATAACAAGAGAAGAGACGGGAGACCTGAGTGCAAAGTATACTAGAATTAATGAGACTACTAATGTAGGAAGTATGAATACTCCTCAGCTTTGGGACGGCACGTTTCGGCCTTTTCCTGTATATACAGATAATCCTGCATGGGTTTTCTATGATATATGTACGAATAATAGGTATGGATTGGGCGACTATTTACTTTCAACAGATATTGATAAGTTTTCTTTATATAAAGTTGCTAAATACTGTGATGAACTAGTTCCTGATGGTAAAGGAGGCACAGAGCCCCGTTTTAGGTCTAATATATACATTACAAAAGCTACTGATGCCTATAAAATACTAAAAGACTTTGCTACCGTATTTAGGGGTATGCTTTTTTGGTCAAACTCTCAATTTACGGCAGTTTTAGATGAGCCTAAAGAACCTATTTATACCTTTAGCCGCTCCAACGTTATAGATGGGTCTTTTGAGTATCAATCTACGGGTAGTAAAACTAGGGCAAATCAGATTGTAGTTAGCTGGAATAACCCTGAGGCGGAGTATAAGTTAGAGCCTATAATAATTGAGGATAGAGAGAACCAGATTAAAACAGGTACTGTTAAAAGCGACAAAGCAGTAGCTTTTGGGTGTACCTCAGAAGGTCAAGCAATACGGTATGGTAGGTGGAAGCTATGGACTTCTATCAACCAAACAGAGTTAGTTTCATTTAAGACGAGTATTAATGCGGCTTTTTTAGGCCCCGGAGACATAATAAATGTACATGATGAGGCAGATTTCAGAGTACCTTTTAGTGGCAGAGTACATGCGTGCACAGCAAGTACTATAACCCTTGATAGAGAGGTTTCTAGCCATCTTGCTTCGGGATTCACTTATACTATAGCTGTTATTATACCTAAAAGAACCGTAGTATTAAATCAGGAATCAGCAACTCTTGCAAATACAGGAGGAGGCACAACAACATTTAACAGAGGAGACCAAGTAACTACTGCTACAATTGGAGGTGCTACAACCACAATCCTACATGCTACTGATGAGACTACTCAGAAGAATATAGTAAGTGCTGTTGATACAAGCACCCGACCTGTAAACCTACAACTTGTGGAAGAAACCATAGTAGAAGAGCGTGTACTAAATATCGGATCTAAATCAACTTCTGAAGGGCGGGATACTATTGCCTTTACTGGTGGTTCATTTAGTGTAGCGACTGATAGCTTTAAAGGAAACGTGTGGGCTATAAAACAAGCTAATGCGGACGGTTCGCGCACTATTAACTCTTACAAAGAATATAAGATAATGGGCATAAACGAGTCGGGGCCTACTGAATACGATATAACCGCAGTAGAGCATTACAATACTAAGTTTGACTTAGTAGATAGGGACTTTACTCTAGCAGTACCTGACCCCTTGTACCCTAGAGAGGCTAGCCTTACTGACGTCCCCCGTCCTTTAAATCTAAGGGTACTAAGAAGCCCTATAGACACCAGCCCAGGGGAGGAACTAACAGTAGAATGGGATAACCCTTTAGCACAAGGTATCTCTGGCGTATCTCCGGATTATGAGCACTTAGGTGAGTATGAGATAGAACATAATTTTGGCGCAGAGGTTGTAGGCCTAGCCTCAGGAAGTAAGGTGGGCCATACCGAGAGTGAGCGTAGTCAAAGTTTTACAAACATTACAGACGGGCCTTATATTATATATGTCACAACAATTAGTGGTAAAGGTCGCCGCTCCCCTAAAGCTCAGTTTAATATCACAGTTGACGACATATTCGAAGAGAATGGCCCCCACGGCAGACTAGGAGGTATAGTAAAAGGCGGGGCCTCAACAGTAGATTTAGCACCTCCTGTTAATGCAGGGATTACTAAAGGACTAGTGTCTTTTGCCGCTAAGTCTTATATCGCAGCGCCTTTTGGTAGGCTACAACAAGCCAAACAGAACACTATATCTGATGCGGATAGTTATTCTGTGTCCTGTACAGCCCTTGCGGGTGGGGCACCTGTAGCCATAACCGGAGTAACAAAAGCTAATCCAGTAGTTGTAACTACCAATGGAGCCCATGGATTTTCAGCGGGTACTCCTGTCATAATCTCGGGAACACAAGGAATGACACAGTTAAATGGTAGCTACTATGTAACTGCTACTAGTAGTACTTCTTTCTCCCTCTATACTCTTGTGGGGGCTACGTCAGCAGTTACGCCTGTGAACTCCACAGCATTTGGTACTTGGACTAGCGGCGGGATTATTAAAGGAATTTGGCCCTCAAATGCTAGTGGGTATGTAATGATAGATTTTAGCAAAGTAACTGTGGCCTCCCCTAATGCTAAT